TTCATAATCAACTTTGTGTTAGTTTAGTTACAAACTGAAATTAAGGTATTCAGTTCTTTATCTATACTTAAACTCTGTTTAACATTTCTAATTAAATGTACCGGTGTAACGTTTATGTGTTCTCGGAACTTCATGTTCTTCTGCAACTCCATACTTTCTCTTGAGTACGTTTGCGATAACGTTAATCCTTTCAGATATTCCTCCGACATCTTCATTAATAGATCTGGCTCTATAAGCAGAAATTCTTCCGCTCTCTACTGGGTATTCTGGGAATACTAGTAATCTAAGACATCTATCAGTCTCTCTCTTACTCATTCCTCCACTAGTTTTCCTTCCAAGAAATTCTATCTCGTCTGAGTGATTTGCTGCAATACATTTGTCAGGGTTAAGTGTCCAACCGTACTTGTTAGCTTCTTTCGCTAAGCTGTCAATTGAAACGAATATGTCTGATCCTCCGACTCCATCATCTCCATGTGTGTCTAAATCTTCCATTGATTGTCCTGAAACAATGTTCCACAAATAGTTAATTCTAAACTTGTTAATAATACTATCAACAATGTTTGTCCAATAACTTCCAGATGGTACTCCTGTGTTAACAGTGTATACTACTCCGTCTGGTCCAACAACCTTCTTATATTTGAATAGTTCTCTCATTAAAATGAACGCTGATCTGTCTTCTTTGTTCTTGAAGTTCATTAAATATTCAATGATATCAAAAGCAAGGTCAATTTCAAAACGTGTTGTTGTATTGTCAAATGCTGACCAATCATAAGTGTAAATCCACTTGTAATCCCGATTCAACTGAGTGATTTTCTCAGGAACAGAATAAATTGGATCATCTCCTAGATGTATAAAACAACTTTTCTTAATAACCTGTTCAATAAATGGTTGTGCTGATAAACCTTCAGCAATTATATGCTGGAATGGTGATCCCCATACAGCTCTAACTTTGAGTTTATCAAAAATATTGGTTAGTTGTGTTCTTGTGTAACCAATATAAGGTGTACTGTCCACAATAGCTTGATCAAATTGCTCCCCGTCAAGTTCGTGAAAGTTTAAAATCATTCTTTTAGCAATGCGCATCGCTCTTTTATGATTTTCTCCTCTTTGTTCGCCTTTCTTTCCTAAGAAACCGTATCCTGCAGATGAGGACCCAACGAATTGTACTTGATCTAGCTCGGTTCTAACTCCAAGTGATGTTGGTGCAATTCCTGAATTCTCTAGCTCGATTCTGATCTCTTCCTTTACCTTGTTTGCAATTTTCATGTTCCAATCTGATGCAATAGGGTCTGGGCGATTGTATTTAAGGATTGATTCTAAGTGAAA